TTAAAGATTACTTTATGGAGTATAAGGATATTCCACAAAAGGATATAATAATAAATTCATTTGAAGATAATAAAGATGATATTATTGAATCACTATCAGATGTTGAACTAATAGATTATGATATAGTAAGAAATTATGATCATTTACTAACACAAACAAATAGTTATTTAAAAGAAAAGGCAATAAAGAAGGCCATTATATCATCTGTTGATAAGGTTGATGATCCTGATAAAAGAGCAGAAATACAAAAGGATATAGAGAATGCTTTAAGTAAAGACATAAAAGTTGATCTAGGTCTAAATTATTTTGGTGATTTGGGAAAACGTCTAAGAGAAATATTTAATGCTGTTGATACAAGAATACCAACATATTTTGCACAACTAGATGAATTTATAAATGGTGGATTTACGCCATTTACTCTATCTATATTTGCTGCTAAAATTCATGGTTTTAAATCTAATTTTCTTGCTAACATTGCAGCAAGACAGGTTAAAAATGGTTATAATGTGGCTCTTATGACATTAGAAATGGCAGAAGTAGCATTTGCTCAGCGATTTGATGCTATATATACATTACTTGATATCAATAAAATGTATAATGTTCCTGATGTAAAACAGAAACTCATTACTGCTTTAAGAGAATTAAAAAACGATACGAATAGAGGTGATCTATATATTAAACAATTTCCAACAGGTGAGGCATCAGTGTTGGACTTTAAAATATATTTAAGAGAACTATTGATGCGTGGTATTAAAATAGATATTATATATGCTGATTATATTAACCTTATGAAAACAGCATATAAGGTTGAAAATAATATGTATTCCACTGTTAAAAGAATATCAGAAGAACTCAGAGCACTTTCTTTTGAATTTGAAGTGCCTGTTGTATCTGTTAGTCAATTAAATAGAGAAGGATCATTTGTTGGATTTGAAGAAATTAATTTTAACTATATTGCGGAATCAATAGGTCTTCCAGCTACAGCGGATTTTATGTGTATCATGGGTGTTGATGAAGATAATATGATTTATCAAAATGAGCTTAGTTGTAAAATTGTAAAAAATAGGCTTGGTGGAAGAGTTGGTGAATCATTAAAACTATATTATGATGCTAGAAGTTTAAAAATGTATGATGAAACAGAAATGGAACAATGGATACAAGATAGATCAATATCTGGTGATGAAAGAGAAGCAGCACAAATACAAAGAAGACAACAAGGGGGTCGAAGTAGGAGATAATGAATATATTAGTTAAAAAATTACATAGGCTTGCTAAAATACCAAAGTATGTATATACTGGTGATGTTGGTTTTGATTTATCATCTATACTTGATTATAGAATATCTTATGATCAGATAGTGATGGTAAGAACAGGAATTGCTATTAAAATACCATCATATCATGAAATGACAGTAAGACAAAGAAGTGGTTTATCAAGAAAATATCCTAACTATATAGCAATAGGTATAGGAACAATAGACACATCATATATTGGTGAAATAATGATACCAATAGTTAATAACAACAAGCATGAAGATTTTATAATAAAAATTGGTGATCGTGTAGCTCAAGGTGTTATATCACCTGTATTTGTGTCTAAAATAATTGAAGTAGATGAACTTGAATCAACTGAAAGAGGATCACAAGGATTTGGATCTACAGGATTATAAAATATGCTAGATGATAAAGAAATAAGAATGCTAGAATTATTAGATGATATGATTTTAAATTGTAAAAAGTGTGATCTATATACTGGTGGTCATGTTATACCATATTGGACATCTTTATCAAAATATGCTATGATAGGCGAGGCACCAGGTAGAGAAGAAGTTGAAAATAATGAGCCGTTTGTAGGTAAGACAGGTAGAATGTTATGGGATATAATGTTAGAATATGGTTTTAGAAAAGAAGAGTTTTTGATAATCAACAGTGTTCAGTGTAGACCCACAGATGGTGTTAGAAATTTGAAGCCGAGTATAGATCAAATTTCTTTATGTAAACAATTATGGGAAAAATATATTAAAGTTGTTAAACCATACAGGATGATATTGCTTGGAAATTTTGCACGTGGATCAATAGATAGTTCATATAGTGGTATATTAAGAAAAAATGCTCGGTCATATTATTCCAATAAATATGATATGTATTATTTAACTAGTATTCACCCAAGTTATTGTATATATAATAAAAGTGGTTATGATTTACTAAGAGAATCTATAAAAGAATTTAGATATTTAGGAACAGAAGAAGAATAAAGGGGGTAGTTAAAATTTTTAAGAATGTTTATTATAATACTCGTCAATCGACAGTACATATATGGGAACAAGTAAACGGCAAAGATTTATATGATAAATTTCAATGGGTTCCATATGTTTTTATAAAATCTATTGGAGATAGAGCAAATGCAAAAACAATAGACAATATACCAGTTATGAAAAAAGATTTTCATACTTATCATGATTATTATAACTTTCAATCAAATAATACTTGTTATGAAAATAAAGTCAGACCAGAAATCCAGTTTTTAACTGAACGATATTATGATATACCAGATGATGAGGTAGTTGTACCAGATCTTAAAATTTATTCCATTGATATAGAAGTTCTGACTAGTAAAGGATTTCCAAATTCAAAAAAACCAATTGATCCAATTACAATTATTTCTTTTAGTGATAATATAAAGAAAAAAGTAATGTCATTTGGTATAAAAGAATATACTGGAAATAAAGAAAATGTTGAATTTATAAAATGTGAAGATGAAAAAGATTTACTAAAAAAGTTTTTTCTTTATATACATAGAAACCCCTGTGATGTTTTATCTGGATGGAACATATGGAACTTTGATTTACCCTATATAATAAATAGATCAAAAATATTATTTAAAAATAGTCCACATGTTTTAATGTCTCCAGTGAAAATTGTTAAAACATGGAAACAAAAAAATAGTGATGAGCTCAATATAGATATAGCCGGTGTTTGTATACTTGATTACTATAGTATATATAAATGGTATTCGCCAAATAAACCAGAGAATTATCAACTAGGGTATATTTCAGAAATAGAACTTGGTGTCGGTAAGTTAGATTATTCAGAATATAGTAGTCTCAATGAACTATTTAATAAAAACTGGAATAAATATGTTGAATATAATATAATAGATTGTGAAAGAGTTCGTCAACTAGAAGATAAGCTTGGATATATAAAGCTCGTACAATCACTATCATTATTAACAAAAACACCAATGAAATATTATAATGTAATGACACAATTAATTGAAGGTGCTATGTTAGTATATTTCAGAAGAAAAAATTTATGTGCTCCTATTTTTATGGGTGGAACACAAGAAACATTTGAAGCCGCTTATGTAAAAGATCCACAAAAAGGAATGCATAATTGGGTGACATCTGTTGATATCACATCTTCTTATCCATCACATATTATAGCTCTTAATATGTCTGTTGAAACATATATTGGAAGAATAATGGGCCTCAAAGAAAGTTATATTATTGAATGTGTTAAGAATAAAGAATTTATGCCATTTGATATGTTTAAAGAAAATTCTGGCATTGTGAAAATGGAAGATAAAAAACTAACTAACTTTAATAAGGTTTTAAAAAAAGGGTTGATAGCAATTGCTCCTTGTGGATCTATATTCTCTACATCAAAGATAGGTGTAATATCAGAAGTTGAAAGAGAAGTGTTCTTTAAACGTAAGGAAATAAAAACATTAATGAGAGATTTAAGAAATCAAGCATCACAAATGCATGATGGAAAAGAAAAAGAAGGAGTTTTGGAAAGAGCACAAGAACTGTTTTCATTTCAATGGGCACTTAAAATTTGGCTAAACGCTGTATTTGGTGCTACATCTGTACCATATTCGCGATACTTTAATATTAATATGTCCGAAGCTATCACAAGTTGTGGTCGCCATACAATTAAAGAAGGCGAACGTTTTATTAATGAATTATTAAACAATCCAAATAAAGAATTAGAAAATATTATACTGGAGATTGAGTAAATGAATAAAGACTTCATAATTTACGGAGACACGGATTCGTGCTATATAGGCATCGAAAACTTTATCATTAATAATATAAATGATAAAAATAAATGGTTTAATTTGGATAGTGATAAAAAAATAGAATATGTAAAAAGAATATCTAAAGAAATAGAAGATAATATAAATAAAAGAATCTTTAATGAAACACAAAAGAATGATTATAACTCACAAGTAAAAGATTTTAAAATTGGTTTTAAACAAGAGATTATTGCTAGATCAGCATTATTCATTAAAAAGAAAAAATATGCCTACTGGGTTGTTGATGATGAAGGAACACCCGCTGATAAAATTTCCGTAACTGGACTTGAAATTGTTAGATCAGATACAGCACAAGCTGTAAGACCAATGTTAAAAAAACTTTTGGAAATGATTTTAAAACAGCACCCAGATGATAAAATAAGCGAACAAATACAAGTATATAAGAAGCAACTAAAAAAACTTCATCCAGAAGATTTATCAGCTAATATAGGAATAAACAAATTAGAAAAATATTTAGGAACTGGTTTTCCAATAAAAGGAACACCTTGGCATATAAAAGGTGTTCATAATTATAGAATGCTATTAAAAGAGCTAAAACTAGAAGATAAATATGAAGATATTCATGAAGGAATGAAGGCCAGAGTTGTATATGTTAAGAAAAATGCATATAATATAGAATCAATAACATTTAATAACTGGCCAAAAGAATTTGAAAAGGTTGTTAGCTTCGATACAAATAAAATGATTGAAAAATTCTTTTTGAAGAAAATCAATACACTTCTAGAACCAATGAATAAGGAAAAACTATTAAGAGAAAATACAAAGAAAAAAATAAATCTATTTTTTTAAAAGGATGTTTAATATGTTAAAAGAAATAATAGACGAATCTAAAAGAAAAAAACTTGGTTATGAAGATTTGAAAATAAATATAAAACGAATCGCTCGATCACAAGAACAATATGATATTATAGAAGAGGTAATAGATTTTGTTTACTATTTAGGAATAGAAGATGGTGAATGTATTGGATATAAAGAATCTTTAAAAGAAAATAATGTTTCTGAAGATGAAAGAAATGATATATATGAAAATGGGTTCAGTGATGGTGTGAATGAAGGTATGAATGATGGACATTCTAATGGTTATGATGAAGGACATTCTGATGGTTATAGTGAAGGACATTCTGATGGACACGAAGAAGGTTATAGTGAGGGTTATGATAATGGTTATGAAAAAGGTTATAGTGAGGGTTATGAAGATGCTGCAAATGACTAAGAAACATTGCTTGCAAAAGTAGTTGCTACTTCTTTTGCATGCGCCATATTTTTGATTGTAAAATCTTTTTCATACTTGCCATTATCAAAATCTGTATTTCCATTTGGTAGTTTAGGATATTCAACCTTCTTGCCTAAATGATCATCACCCTTTACCTCATCACCTGCTTTAAAACCACTCACAGCACGATGTGACCATCCATAATATTTTCCATCAGCCTCAGAATATCCTATTGAATTAGCACTATGATCTTGTTTTGTTTTTTCACCTTTTATTAGTAACCAATCTTGAAATCTGACCTTGTTTTTGCCTGTAGAATATTTTGGTATATTTTTGAATGTTCTATCTTCTGGTTTTACTTCTGTTGTATGAAATTTTGTTTTCTTTGATGTTTTCATCCTATTAGTTTTAGGATTCATCTTCTTAGATTTTTCTTTATTTATCATTGGAACTGTATAAACATTATCTGCAAATTCTTTAAATTTTGGCATTTTATCCCCTCACATTTTTATTTTTAAAACCCAGATCTTCTAGTAAGCTTTCCAAAATCTGGTGTAAGATTATTAATTTGATCTTCAAAAGATTCTAATTCTCCATAAATAAGCATCATTTTTTTCTCAATAAATCTATCAATATCGTGAACATGATTACGATTTCTATCAGTATGTACACCAGCATCAATGGTATATATAAGTTTTTTTAGTTCATTTACATTTTTTTTCAATTTTTTGTCTATTTTTACTAGCTTACTTGTATATTTTCCTGGTTTTGCCGAACCACCTGGATTTCTTTCAATTAAATATTTTTCTATAGTTTCCATCGTTTCTCCATATACTTATCTATTCTATTTAATATAACACTATCATCTAACTCATCTTCTGCTGATTCTTCTTCTTCATCACCTAGTGGTTCATCTGGAATTTCTTTTTTCATTTTTCTTAAATCAGCCTTTCTTTCAGCATCTGGAACACTTCTTTTTACATGACCCCATAAACCAGGCAATCTATCTTCCATACTATCTAATGTAGATGAATAATTCCTTGGATCTTCCATACCTATAGAACTTTCAAACTCATCCCAATACCAATTACTTAAATCTGTTTTATATTGAGTTTTAAAATTTGTAAGTTTATTGAAATAGTCATTAGTTTTCTTATACTTCTCACCATAAACAATATTTCCAGGTGGGTTATCATCATCACCAGCAATGCCAGTAGACCCATCATCTGGATAATTACCAACAACAATTGCCTCATATAATCTTTCTAGTAAATCTTTCATATTATATCTTTATAAAAAATAAATTATCATCATTTGTGTTTGCTCTCCACATAGTGCCATGCTGTGGTTCTAATAACATTATACCTTCTTCACATATACAAATATTTGCTGAATGAACATCACTCCATCCATTCCATTTTGTTCCAATGGCTTCACCAAATGCTATAGGATACCAATTATTACCTTCTTTATTCCATTCCTTTTCTATAAAATATAATCTTACTAGAGCATTTGCTACCAATGCAAAATCATCACAATCAAACGCCTCGCCTTTAGGTAGTTTATTCACTACACCACATTTCTTTATTGCTTCATCAACTTGTTTTATTGGTGGACAATAATAATCTCTATCTGTGAGCCATATTTCATCTAGTTTAGTAAACATTGGCCATAAAATTTTTAACTGTTTTCTTATTTTTTTACTACTTAATATTTTCATTATTGTATTTTTAATATCCCCCTTGGATCTAATGTTGATATAAAAGTTCCATTATTAACATACTGATCTACTACAAAATCATACATACATACAAGCACATTTGGTGGTACAGTAGTTGTATCATCATAAATAACAGCATATCTAGCTGTAAAACTTGCATCAGTCCATTCAGGATCATCAGCATTAAAATAAGATATACCATCACCAGATTCGCCCCATGTTACATTTGTTAGTTTTTGACCATTTGCTATATATCCAGCACCAGATACCTCATTTGATGAAACATCTGCAAACGAAACATAACCAGCAGATGGTATATGTGAACTAGTTAATAATGCAACTCTAAATGTATCATTATCTAAATCAATTGTATCATTACCTAAGTATTCTTTAAATTTATTATAAATTATATTTGCCATTTTTATACCTTTATGTTATTTATATTATTTATCTAATTTTATCTAAACCTTGACCAATTATTGTTCCAGTTTTTCTTTGTTTATTTATACCATCACCAATTATTGTTTCCGTTTTTCCTTGTTTATCCAAACCCTGGCCAATTATTGTTTCTGCCGTTCCTTGTTTATCCAAACCCTGGCCAATTATTGTTTCTGCCGTTCCTTGTTTATCCAAACCTTGGCCAATTATTGTTTCTGCCGTTCCTTGTTTATCAAGCCCATCACCAATTATTGTTTCTGCCGTTCCTTGTTTATCAAGCCCATCACCAATTATTGTTTCCGTTTTTCCTTGTTTATATAGGCCATCGCCAATTATTGTTTCTGCCGTTCCTTGTTTATCTAGGCCATCGCCAATTATTGTTTCCGTTTTTCCTTGTTTATCCAAACCTTGGCCAATTATTGTTTCTGCCTTTCCTTGTTTATCTAGGCCATCGCCAATTATTGTTTCCGTTTTTCCTTGTTTATCTAGGCCATCGCCAATTATTGGCTTTATTATTTTTGGTATTTGTGAAGAACTAGATTCACTGCTCCAACTTGATTCTGAAGACGAACTAGAGCTTTCAGAACTTGATATAGAAGAACTTTCAGAACTGGAACTTGACGAACTTTCACTACTTGAAGAACTTTCTGAGCTTGAGCTTGATGATTTAGAAGAACTAGATGAACTAAATGTTCTACTTGAACTAGATTCACTACTTGAACTAGATTCACTACTTGAACTAGATTCACTACTTGAGCTAGATTCACTACTTGAACTGGAAGATTCAGAAGAACCTGAACTGGAAGAACTCTCAGAACTACTGCTTGAAGACGATTGTGAACTTGAACTAGAACTTGATTCGGAACTTGATGATTCGGAACTTTCAGAAGAACTTGAACTTGATGATTCAGAACTTGAGCTAGATGAACTTTCTGAACTACTGCTTGATGAACTTTCTGAACTACTGCTTGATGAACTTTCTGAACTTGATGATTCAGAACTTGAGCTAGATGAACTTTCTGAGCTTGATGATTCACTTGAACTACTGCTTGATGATTCAGAACTACTGCTTGATGAACTTTCAGAACTACTGCTTGATGAACTTTCTGAACTTGAGCTGGAAGAACTCTCAGAACTTGAGCTGGAAGATGATTCAGAGCTTGAGCTAGATGAACTTTCAGAACTGGAACTTGAAGAACTTTCAGAACTACTGCTTGAAGAACTTTCAGAGCTAGAACTAGAACTAGATGATTCTGAAGAACTAGAACTTGATGATTCTGAAGAACTAGAACTTGATGATTCACTACTTGATGAACTCTCAGAACTGGAACTTGACGAACTCTCAGAACTGGAACTTGACGAACTTTCAGAACTTTGACTACTAGAACTTGAACTTTCAGAACTTGTTGAGCTAGATTCAGAACTTGAACTACTAAATGTTGTGCTTGATGAACTACTAAATGTTGTGCTTGATTTTGAACTTGAAGATGATTCACTACTTGAAGATGATTCACTACTTGATGAACTTGAGCTTTCTGAACTACTTGAGCTTGAAGAACTCTCAGAACTTGATGAACTTGAACTTTCCGAGCTTGATGAGCTTGAAGATTTAGAACTACTGCTTGATGAACTCTCACTACTTGAACTTGATGAACTCTCACTACTTGAACTTGATGAACTCTCACTACTTGAAGAACTCTCAGAACTTGAACTATATGAACTTTCTGAGCTTGATGAACTAGAACTTTCCGAGCTTGATGAACTAGAACTCTCCGAGCTTGAACTTGATGATTCAGAGCTTTCAGAACTTGTTGAGGATGATTCAGAACTTGAACTACTAAATGCTGTGCTTGATTTTGAACTTGAAGAACTTTCCGAGCTTGAAGAACTTGAACTCTCGCTACTTGATGAACTTGAACTCTCACTACTAGAACTTGAGCTAGATTCAGAACTTGAACTTGATGAACTTGAAGATTCACTACTTGATGAACTTGAAGATTCACTACTTGATGAACTTGAAGATTCACTACTTGATGAACTTGAAGATTCACTACTTGAACTTGAAGATGATTCAGAGCTAGAACTAGATTCTGAGCTTGAGCTTGAAGATGATTCAGAACTACTTGAACTCTCAGAACTACTGCTGGCTTGAAGAACTTGAAGATTCACTACTTGAACTCTCAGAGCTTGAAGAACTTGAAGATTCACTACTTGAGCTGGAAGAACTTTCACTACTTGAACTTGATTCACTACTTGATGAACTTGAACTTTCAGAACTAGAACTACTTGATTCAGTACCTTCATCAAATAATATATCTTCAATTATCCATGTAAAACCCTCTGAGCTTGAACTTTCAGAACTTGAGCTTTGTGAACTTGATATAGAAGACGTAGAACTTGAGCTAGATTCTGAAGAACTAGAACTTGATGATTCAGAAGAACTAGAACTTGATTCAATAATAGCTGAAGATTCGCTACTTGAACTTGATTCGCTACTTGAACTTGACGAACTTTCAGAGCTTGAGCTGGAAGAACTTTCTGAACTAGAACTGGATGAACTCTCAGAACTACTGCTTGATGAACTCTCAGAACTACTGCTTGATGAACTCTCACTACTGGATGAACTGGAACTCTCACTACTAGAACTCTCACTACTTGAGCTAGATTCAGAACTTGAACTTGATGAGCTTTCAGAACTTGAACTTGATGAGCTTTCAGAACTTGAACTTGATGAGCTTTCAGAACTTGAGCTGGAAGAACTTTCAGAACTACTGCTTGAAGATGATTCACTACTTGAGCTAGATTCAGAACTTGAGCTGGAAGATGATTCTGATGAACTTGAACTTTCAGAACTACTGCTTGAAGAACTTTCAGAAGAACTTGAACTAGAACTTTCTGAAGAACTGGATGATTCAGAACTAGAACTTGAAGAACTTTCTGAACTTGAACTTGAAGAACTCTCACTACTTGAACTTGATTCACTACTTGATGAGCTTGAACTCTCAGAACTTGAGCTTGAAGATGATTCAGAACTTGAAGATGATTCAGAACTTGAGCTGGAAGAACTTTCTGATGAGCTAGAACTTTCAGAACTACTGCTTGAAGAACTTTCAGAACTACTGCTTGAAGAACTTTCAGAACTTGAGCTGGAAGAACTTTCTGATGAGCTAGAACTTTCAGAACTACTGCTTGAAGATGATTCAGAACTACTGCTTGAAGAACTTTCAGAACTTGAGCTGGAAGATGATTCTGATGAACTTGAACTTTCAGAGCTTGAGCTGGAAGAACTTTCAGAACTACTGCTTGAAGATGATTCAGAACTACTGCTTGAAGAACTTTCTGATGAGCTAGAACTTTCAGAACTACTGCTTGAACTATCTGCTTCAATTGTTATTGTTGAGTTAATTGTATTATTTAAAACTACTGTATCAGTAACACAATAAACTTGAAATGTATAAACACTACTAATATTGGCATTATCAAGATTAAGCATCCATTGAAATTCAGCATCTGCCCCTGACAAAACTTCACCGGCAGTAATTGAATTATCTGAATCAGTATTAGTGTAAACATCACTAACATCAACAGCACCACATAACTGAGTAGTGGTTTGAACTGCAGGTGTAGTTATTGAAGTCGAACCCCAAGCAATAGCTGTAGCGGCACCAACAGGTGTCCACGCACCACCGTCCTCACTAAACTCTAGTCTATATTCATGTGAAGTTTCTGTATCTTTATTACAAGCAGTAGCAGCGTATCTTGCAACGCGAGTAATAAGTATAAAATCACCAGCTGCTGGCCTATCAGTCCAATCACCATCTTCGGCGGTCCAAGCGGTATAATTAGTTTCACCTAATTTAGCCGTACCATGATCTTCAAGATAATAATTAGCCATTTATACTTTAATCTCCAAATATTCTATACAACATTCTGGTGTGTTTCTTTTTGACGGATCGCCAAGACATCTATATGGTTTATTATATTTTGCACCACATTTCCATGTGCCATCTCTATCTTTATAAAGAACATTACATTTACCTTCATCGTCAATACCAAAAGGAACAAAATTACTATTGGGTGGTAATTCCATACAACAAGCTCCACAAAAATCACATCTTACTGTCTTAATTCTAATTATTCTTTCTGTTGGTAAATATGAAACAAAAGACTCCATACCTAAAAGAATAGTAACTTTTTGTCTTTTCCCCCATTCTGGAAGATTTTTAATTAAAAGTATAATTCCATCTATTAACTCTTGTTTCATATCCTTAACCTGTTACCTTTAATTGTGCATATCTCCAATCTTTATTACCAGCACCATAGTTTTCCCAAGTCGGTCCACTAACTTCATCATCATCTTGGTTAAATGATGTTGTATTATGTCCTCTCCATTGAATTGTACCAGATCCGAGTCCTGTATCATAAGTATCATAATCAGTAATTAAGTATCTTGTTTCACTTGATCCAAAATCAACCACAGGGCTTACAAACTCTTCATCTAATCTTATTTTTAATACACCATAACTTGAATCATATCTAGCATCCACAGCAGATTCTTTAAACTTCCAATTATCCCATGGCAATCCTTTATTACCTATAGGTGTTTCATAACCCCATACTTTACCAAATACATCACTTGAACTAGATTCAGAACTTGAGCTGGAAGAACTCTCACTACTTGAACTTGAAGAACTTTCTGAACTACTGCTTGAAGAACTCTCGGAACTTGAGCTTGATGAACTCTCGGAACTACTGCTTGAAGAACTCTCGGAACTTGAGCTTGATGAACTCTCACTACTTGATGAACTCTCACTACTAGATGAACTTGAACTCTCACTACTAGAACTTGAGCTAGATTCACTACTTGATGAACTTGAACTTTCAGAACTACTGCTTGAAGATGATTCGGAACTTGATGAACTTTCAGAACTTGAGCTGGACGAACTTTCAGAACTACTGCTTGAAGAACTTTCAGAGCTTGAAGAACTTTCAGAACTTGAGCTTGATGATGATTCAGAACTACTGCTTGACGAACTCTCACTACTTGAGCTGGAAGATGATTCAGAACTACTGCTTGAAGAACTTTCTGAACTTGAACTGGATGATGATTCAGAACTACTGCTTGAAGAACTTTCAGAACTACTGCTTGAAGAACTTTCAGAACTTGATGAACTTTCAGAACTTGAGCTTGATGATGATTCAGAACTACTGCTTGACGAACTTTCAGAACTTGAAGATGATTCAGAACTTGACGAACTTTCAGAGCTAGAACTAGATGAACTTTCAGAACTTGAAGATGATTCACTACTTGAACTTGAACTTTCAGAACTTGCAGAGCTTGTTGAGCTAGATTCGGAACTTGAACTACTAAATGTTGTGCTTGATTTTGAGCTGGAAGAACTTTCACTACTTGAGCTAGAAGAACTCTCAGAACTGGACTTGACGAACTTTCACTACTTGAGCTAGATGAACTTTCACTACTTGAGCTAGAACTTGAACTCTCAGAGCTACTGCTTGAAGAACTTTCAGAACTGGAACTTGATGAACTTTCAGAACTTGAACTTGATGAACTTTCTGAACTACTGCTTGATGAACTTTCTGAACTACTGCTTGATGAACTTTCTGAACTAGAACTTGACGAACTTTCACTTGAACTTGATGAACTTGATGATTCACTTGAACTTGAGCTGGAAGAACTTTCAGAACTACTGCTTGACGAACTTTCAGAACTACTGCTTGATGAACTTTCAGAACTTGAGCTGGAAGAACTTTCAGAACTTGAGCTGGAAGAACTTTCAGAACTTGAGCTGGAAGAACTCTTAGAACTACTTGAACTCTCAGAACTACTGCTTGACGAACTTTCAGAACTACTACTAGATTCTGAACTTGAACTTGATGATTCAGAACTTGCAGAGCTTGTTGAGCTAGATTCAGAACTTGAACTACTAAATGTTTCACTAGATTTTGAACTTGATGAACTTTCAGAACTACTGCTTGATGAACTCTCAGAACTTGAAGAACTTGAACTTTCTGAACTTGAGCTGGAAGAACTCTCACTACTTGAACTTGAGCTAGAACTTTCAGAACTTGAAGAACTTGAACTTTCAGAACTTGAAGAACTTGAACTTTCAGAACTACTGCTTGAAGATGATTCGGAACTTGAACTTGAAGAACTTTCAGAACTTGAGCTAGAACTTGATGATTCACTACTAGATGAACTTGATGATTCACTACTTGATGAACTTGATGATTCACTACTTGATGAACTTGATGATTCGGAACTACTGCTTGAAGAACTTTCTGATGAACTTGAACTTTCAGAACTTGAGCTTGATGATGATTCACTTGAACTACTGCTTGAAGAACTCTCAGAACTGGATGAACTGGATGATTCAGAAGACTTTCTGAGCTTGACGAACTTGAACTCTCACTACTTGAGCTTGAACTAGATTCAGAACTACTGCTTGATGAACTTTCCGAGCTTGATGAACTTGAACTCTCAGAACTTGAACTGGAACTTGAACTTTCTGAGCTTGAACTTGATGAACTTTCTGAGCTTGAACTTGATGAACTTTTAGAACTACTGCTTGATGAACTTTCAGAACTTGATGAACTTGATGAACTTTCTGAAGAACTAGAACTTTCACTTGACGAACTTGACGAACTTTCACTTGATGAACTTGACGAACTTTCACTTGATGAACTTGACGAACTTTCACTTGAAGAACTTGAACTTTCAGAACTTGCAGAGCTTGTTGAGCTAGATTCAGAACTTGAACTACTAAATGTTTCACTAGATTTTGAACTTGATGAACTTTCAGAACTACTTGAACTTGAACTTTCAGAGCTTGATGAACTTGAACTCTCAGAGCTTGATGAGCTTGATGATTCGCTACTTGAGCTTGAGCTAGAACTCTCAGAACTGGAACTTGATGAACTTTCAGAACTTGAGCTTGATGAACTTTCAGAACTACTGCTTGAAGAACTTTCTGAACTACTGCTTGAAGAACTTTCTGAACTAGAACTTGAACTTGAACTTTCCGAACTTGATGAACTTGAACTTTCCGAGCTTGACGAACTAGATGATTCACTTGAACTAGAACTAGATGATTCAGAACTACTGCTTGAGGAACTTTCTGAAGAACTTGAGCTTTCTGAACTAGAACTTGATGATGATTCACTTGAACTACTGCTTGAGGAACTTTCCGAGCTTGATGAACTTGAGCTTTCAGAAGAACTAGAACTTGAGCTTTCAGAAGAACTAGAACTTGAGCTTTCAGAACTACTGCTTGATGAACTCTCAGAACTGGAACTTGACGAACTCTCAGAACTGGAACTTGACGAACTCTCAGAACTGGAACTTGACGAACTTTCAGAAGAACTACTGCTTGATGAACTCTCACTACTTGAGCTGGAAGAACTCTCTGAACTTGATGAACTTGAACTTTCTGAACTTGAGCTTGAAGATGATTCACTACTTGAACTTGAAGATGATTCACTACTTGAAGAACTTGAGCTTTCACTACTTGAACTTGAACTTGAACTTTCAGAGCTTGAACTACTTGAACTTTCAGAGCTTGAACTACTTGAACTTTCAGAGCTTGAACTACTTGAACTTTCAGAGCTTGAAGAACTTGAAGAACTTTCTGAAGAACTAGAACTTTCACTTGACGAACTTGACGAACTCTCACTTGACGAACTTGA